TCAAGTTGAGATGGTTCGTTATTACGATAAAGAACAATCTTTAATTTATTTACCACAAAGAAGTAATCTTGTATTATCACAAGCAAATAATCCTTTAGGTAAAATGATGGTTATTGTTGCTAAGCGTCCTTCTGTTGATGGTGAAATGCGTGGACAATTTGATGATGTATTAGGTATTCAACTGCTTCGTAATAGGTTTGCATTACTTGCAATGGAAGCAGCAGAGAAATCAGTACAAGCACCAATTGTTGTTCCGCAAGATGTGCAAGAAATGCAGTTTGGTGGAGATGGGATTATCCGTACCAATAATCCTGCAGGTGTGCGCCGTGTAGAATTAAACATTCCACAGGGTGCATTTACCGAACAAGAAATTCTTAATCAAGAATTACGTGTAGGTACGCGATACCCTGAAGCACGAACTGGTAATAGTGATGCTTCAATTATTACTGGTCAGGGTGTTCAAGCACTTATGGGTGGTTTTGATACACAAATTAAATCTGCTCAGGCTATCTTTGCTTCTACCTTTAAACAAGTTATTTCTCTTTGCTTTGAAGTTGATGAAATGTTCTTTAATGAGCAAAAGACAATTCGTGGTGTAGATGCTGGCTCTCCATTTAGCGTTGATTATTTACCAAGCAAAGATATTAAAGGTGACTTTTCGGCAGATGTTCGGTATGGAATGCTTGCTGGTCTTAACCCAGCACAAGGTCTTATCTTTATGCTACAGGCTCTTGGTGGTAAATTAATTTCTAAAGATTTGGCTATGCGTGAATTGCCATTTGGAGTTAATGTAACACAAGAACAAGAAAAGATAGAAATTGAAGAAATGCGTAATGGGCTTATTGGCGGACTACAAGCCTATTCACAAGCAATACCACAGATGGCTGCTTCTGGACAAGATCCAACTCAGATTATACAAAGAATTGCTGATGTAATTAAAGCAAGGCAAAAAGGCAAAGCAATCGAAGACGTAATTGAAGAAGTCTTTGCTCAACAAGTTCCTCCTGCTGGGCTGGCACAGCCGGTTGAGCCGTCGTCCCCCGCTCCCGGTGAACCTCCAGCAGGAGGTCCTCCTACACAAGCAGGTCTACCTCAAGGTGGTGCTCCACCAAATATGCAGACTTTACTATCCAGTCTTTCATCTTCTGGCGTTGGTACTGCAAGTGCAAGAACTAACCTAAGTAGAGGATAAAATGAGTGGGGACACATTTAAAGAGCAACTAGAAAAAGCAGTAGAACTACTTGCTAAAGAAGATCCTGATGGTGGAAATCAAATCTGCACTAACTGGATTCTTATTACCGAGTGGGCAGACTTTGAAGGTACAAGATATTTACAAACTAAAGTAAGTGATGCTATGACACCATGGCTTGCTTATGGAATGATTAGTTCTGCAGAAGAATATAATTATGATTTTGATAAACAAGAAGAAGAATTTGATGGAGAGGATGAAGACTAATGGCAGCAGGCGGATACCAACAACCTACTAATCCGGCTCCAGTATCAGGACCCGGTGCATTAAGTCAACGTACTGATGGGGCTGGACAACCAGCGCAATATATGTCTGGATTACCATATGGTCAAGGACAAGAAAATATGGGTAATCAACAGGCAGCAACTTTAGCAGGCAACCCATTTCCAGAAACAGAATTGCCTACACTAACTCCAGTTACTAGACGACCAGATGAACCGGGTACAACAGGTATAGATATGGGAGCAGGTGCTGGTTCTAGAGTATTAAATCGCAGACCTGAAAGAGAAACTCTTTCTTCTGTATTAAATGAGATTGCACGATTTGATTCTAGTGGAGAAGCCGAACTATTGTACCAAAGATATCTTAATCAATGAGAATGTCAGCCAATGAAAACATTGGTAGTATAAGCCCTAACTTATATAATGCTGCAAAAAAAGCAGATCTTTCTCCTACTGGAAAAAACATTTTAGATAATTTTGCTATTGCTCATCAAAAGGGCATAGAATTAAATCAAATGGATTCTTCCGCTGCAAGAAAATCTTTTTTACAATTTGGCAAAGATGAACAAAAACAAATTGTAGCAATATGGGGAGAAAAAGATTACTCTAAACCTGAAGAATCTATTATTGGTAAAACCCTTAGATATGCTACAACATATAATCCTATTAATGCTCTTATAAATACAGTAGGCACTGCTGGCAAAACATTTAGTTCTTATGATCGTGCTCGTATGGCTGCTGTAACTGGATCCTTAACATCTAATCCACTTGGTGTAAAGGTACCAGTAGTAAGTCGAGATGAATCAGTCTGGACTAAAAATACTTGGAGCAAAGCCTATGATGGTAGAGAAGTTTATAATCAAGATGAATTAAATAAAGTAGTAACAGAATATGGACCAATTAAAACTAAAATAGCACAAAGCCTTATTGCTGGCGATTCCTTTGGCGAAGCACTACAAAAAAATAGTTTAAATGGTAAAATTAATGAAGAGTTTGTAGATGTATATACCGAACTTAATAAAAACCAAGAAGAACTTGGTGCGTTAATTGATAAAACTAGATTAGCACAATATTCACCCGGAAGAAATATAACAAATTTTCTTACTGCAAGAGTGCCACGTGAAAATGTAAGTACTGACTTTAATCCTTTTGCTACTGCTTTTTTAGCAGTTGCTGGTATTGACAAAAAAGATATGTATAAGATTCTTAGAATTGGAAAAAATACAGCATCTGGAACTGTTGATGCTATTACACTTATTTACACTGATCCATTAACTTATGCAAGTTTTGGTTGGCTTCCTGTTGCACGTGCAGCAACTAAAGTAGAAAAATACTTTAGAGAAGCAGATTTACCTTCTATATTTAGAATGAAAGAAGTACAAAATGGGTGGGATAATGTAGGTCCACTACTAGAAAGTCTTAGCAAAACAACTGACCCAGCAGAAAAAGTTAGCATACGCAATAAAATTGCAAAGTATGATAATGGAAGATTACAAAATACTGATGTCCAAGATTATTTGGCAGCAAATAAAGTCTTTGATGCAAAAAAAGCAGAAACATTTTTTACTGAAAATATAAATGACGTAAAAATTCTAGGATCTGGCAGTGTTGAAGGTATTAGTTTGTGGAAAAATACTATACCTTTTGCAAGAACTCAAAGATATTCTACTAATATTACAAATCGTTTAATTGACATGACATTTAATAAAGGTCAATATGCTGATGATGCTACTGGACGTGCTTTATTAAACTCAAAAGCAAATGATTTTTTAACTGTTGCTAGAGATCTTGGAATGAAAGAAGATTTTGCTGCAACAGGTCAAGTTGTTTCTCGTATTAAAGATATAGAACAAGATGCAGATAAGTTCATGAATAGATTACGCAGGAACTTCCAAAAAAGTCCACAAGGATTACCAGTAATCTACGGTAAAGATGCAAGCAAAAGCGTAGAAGCCGTAAGACTTTATGCACAACAACTCTATACACGTGACCTTGCAAATGTTATTGCTGAAACTTATCCTACGTTATCTACTGCAGACCAGATTCTTACAATGCGTGGTATATATGCTTCTATTATGTTAAAAGCAGGTGCTGATCCTAAATATATAGCAGAAGCACTTGAAAAAACTTTTACAAGTAAGGGCAATTTTACAACATTTACAAATGTTGATATACCAACAGGGTTTGATCGTGTCTTATCTCCACATATTACACGTGGCATAACCAATGCTCAGACAATTAATGTTGGCGGTGCTCTTCAACCTAGACAATTAGCAGATGCTGTTGCACCTTTAGACTTTAAAAAACTATTACAAAATTCTTCAAGAACAAAAGCATATGGTGGTAACACTGCAGATGCACCAAGTTATATTAAAAACAATAAAAGAGAATTTTTAAAGAATACCTATCAAGCAATGGGCAGAACGGAAACAGCAGAACTTGTAAACTCATGGGGAGTTCTTTCACAACTCTATCCTCGTATGGCTTTGCGGTCTGTACCTGAAGAATTTATAACTCTTGCTTGGGCGCTGCCATTAAACGTAGTAAGAGATATTGCAATAGGAAAAGGAAGACAGTACGCAGAATTTTTAACAGTATTTTCTGGTTCGTCTTCTGGTGTTGGTCCTTTTGTTAAAACACCTTTAAATAAAATTAGAAAAAAGGGACAGTATGCAATATCTGAAACAGTGCGTGAAAATATTGCTGCGACTCTTGCTGCTAGAAAAACTTTGTATAATGCTACTCAAGCAAAAAAATATGGCACTACTCCTAAAATTGTAAATCCAGAAGATATTACTTCTGCTGAACAAATAGAAGAACTTTTCCATATTACTCAAAGCATAGTAGGTATAAAAAGTGCTACTGATCTAAAGTATTTACACAGTCTTATAGTAAATCGTCCAGACATTCTTGGAAATTTTGGATCATCATTATCTTCTTCTACTGGAATTGATGGAAGAGTTTCTCGCGAAGCAGCACAGTTTATCTTCCCAGAAGATGCAGCAACAAAGGCTTTAGCGGAACTAGGTGGAAGAAAAACAAAAGAATACAAAAAGATAGATCCACTTAAACTAGCCAAAGAAGCGCCAAGTGAATTAACCTTTATCCACAAAAATGCAATTGATGCCAACTTTGGTGGTAACAATGTTAGAGCATTAAGCAATGGTAATAAATTTGATCCATCTATCGCTTTCTTTACCCATCAAGGATTAAAAACTGATTACAATTTTACAACAGCAGTAGATGAATTGCTAGGAAAACTAGATGCTGGCAATCCAAAATCTAATGTTTTGCGTGACTACATAGAACAATATGCTAGCACTCCTGCTTTACGCAAATCAGGATTAACTGATAATGAAATTGCAAAAGGTTATATCGAAACAATCCTTCTTGATCTACGCCAGACTTTTCATGGCAGTGGCAATGGATATAACTATGAGTTATTCAATGCTATTCAAAAAAATTATAATGATCTTGTAAAAAATAATCCTAAGCAAAAAGGTAAATGGGGATTAGCAACAAAGGCTATCGATCAAGTTGAGTTTGCAAAATTAACTAAAGATAATTTACCAGTAACTGAAATTAACTCTGTCTTTGATTTTGAAAAGATCTCCCTTAAAGAACGAGTACTATCTGTACCTCAAGCAGGTATGGAACAAATGGATAGAATCATAACTGCATTTGTTCGTCAACCAGCCGCTACTGTTTTATACACAGTATCAAGAGATAGATATGTTAAATGGGAACAAAAGTTATCCCAACAGATGTACGATGAAGCATTAAAAAATAATCCAGCATTAGATACGCAAAAACTTCGGGCTAAAACAGATAAGTTTGCGGATACTTATTTTACTAATATTGCTGCGACAGAAGCAATTAATACGTTAATGAAGTATGTTGATAACCCCGGTATCCAGAGCAACCTTGCAGTGTCGGGGCGTTTCTTGTCTAGATACTATCGTGCAGGTGAAGACTTTATTCGCCGTTCTGGACGTATTCTAGACGAGCAGGGTGTAGAGAAACTACTGCGTATGCGTTTGCTTTTTCAAGGATTAGAACCACGTGGTGAAATTTATCAAAATGATAACGATGAAGTTTATTATGTTTTCCCAACAGATAACATTATTAATGGTGCTATAAATCCTACTTTAAAAAGACTTGGGTTTGAAGGCATCTATGGTAATTTAGATATTGTAACAAAACTTTCATCTCTTGGACCAAGCCTTGCTGTTGATGCTAACCGTCCTGCACTTAGCAACGTCACTGGAATGGTCAGTGTAAAAATTGCTCAGTCATTATTAAATATACCTAATCAACCTTTGACAAACTATGTATCATCTAAACTAGATGATCTTGCACTTGGACCACAAGGCGGACATTTAGAATGGGAAAAACTTTATAAGTTTGGAATCCAAGGTACAGTTATTGATCTCTATCAAACATATATAGATCCTGATAGTTCTCAAAAACTTAATAGTTATATGATTCAAGCATTATCCCAAGACCAAGCATATGGTATTGGTATACCAAAATTTGATTCTGATGCAAAAAATATTGAAGCAGAAAGCGTCTATCTAAATAATTTAAAAATTAAAGTACAAAATTTAATTGCTATAAATGCTATTTTTAATAGAGTGCTTCCAACAACCTTTCAATTAAAAGAAGGTAAGGATTTATCTATAGCAGATAGACTTTCTGGAATGAGCAGTATACGTCCTGTGTTCTTTGATATCTATAATGGTCTTATCAAAAGCGATCCTACACTTAATAGTAGTGCTGCTTATGAGCAAGCAATTTCAATTTTTAATAGAGATAATCCGGGAATGTCGGTATATACTATTAGTAGAGATAAAAAAGAAACAAATATTCTACTTGCTCAAACAGAAGAATTTAAGAATTGGATTATCTTTAATAAATCTTTTATAAATAAATATGAAGACAGTTCAGTTGGATATATCTTTGCTCCGCGTTCAGGTAATTTTGACTCAAATGTTTACCTTGACCTTGAAGCATTTGGGCTTGTTAAGGATTTAAAGTATAAAGATTATTTAAATAAGATTAAAGTCAATGAAGACAAAGTTAAATATTATGCAATAGATACTGAAAAAGAAAAACGATTAATGGAAACTGTTTCACCTGCTAAACAAAAACAAATAATAAATGAAGCAGAAGATCTAAAAAGATATCTAAAGCAAAGTAATCCATTTCTTGAAAGAGCACTTAGTGGTACGGCTCCCGGAACAGCAGATGAAAAAACAATGTTACAGGCTTTAAAGGAAGTTCTTAAAGATAAGAAAGCACCAATTACCCAAACACAGAAAGTTAATATGTCATATGCGCTTGATCTTATGACTAAGTTTATGGCTTATGCAGATAGCCCAGTATCTAAAAGCGATCCTTTCTTTACCACTGAAAAGAAAAACAAAGATGCTGAACTAAGAAAATCTTTACAACAAATTGGATTAGTTGATGAGTCTGTAAGAGAAGCAAATCGTGCAGTTTTTACGCCAATCTTAAATAACATTACTAGATATGAATCTACTGCAGGGATAGGAAACTAATGGCTACTAAAAGAGAAGTGGAACGTCTTGAAAGCCCAAGTACCAATTTGGCTCAAGAGTTTTCTGGTAGTAATCCTAAGTACCAAGTAGTTTATGATAGAGGACAATCATCATTACAAACTAGAATTGGTTATGAAAATCCAGATGGAAGTATAACTAGTACTAATCAAGAGGTCTTTGTTTTTGCAGACCCTAGTGGCAAGTATGAAATATTAAATGTTGATGAGATACTCAATAGATACGAGCAATTATATACAAAAAGAACTGGTGGCTTAGAGCAATTTAGAAAACAACTATGGGATGCAGGGAAGTTAAGTGACCAAGAGTATAAAAGCAAATCTTTTGGAGCATTTAGAAATGCTATTGTTGAGGCTGCACGTGAGCACTCTGCTACAGTAGCGGATCGTTATAAAAGAACTGGTACAAAGTTTGAACCAATAGATGCTTTTCTTGTTGCCAATAAACAACAATCAGCCGGACCAGATATAAGCCGACAACTTACAGATCCTAAGCAAGCAGTCCAAGATCTTAATGTCTTTACCCAAGATTATCTTTCTAGAACAGCCACACTAGAAGAGCAAAAAGAATATAAGAAACTATTACGAGCAGAAGAGATTAGTGCCTATCAGAAAAAAGTTACTACTAAAACTGGTAGTGGAACCTCAACAGATTACATTGGATCTACTCTTAATCAAGAAGATTATATGCGAATCATGGGCAAGGTTCTTAAAAAATCTATTGCCGGTACAAGTGTAGATGAATTACTAAGTGGGACTGGTAAATTAGCACAAAGTGTTTCAGATATTAGAGAGTATGCAAGTGAGATGGGCATTAAAATGGATGGTAAAGAAGCACTTAATTATGCTACATCTAATTTAAAAAGCGGAGATATGAAGAACGTAAACAATATAGATTCAGTTAAACTGCAGATTAAAGAGATGGCTAAGTATCTTTATCCTAGTCTTGCTGCTGGTATCGATGCTGGTGTTACACCCGGCAAGATTGGCAGAGAAATAGGTAGTTATATGGCAGATGAACTAGAACAACCTGCTGATACTTATGGCATATTTGATGCAGAAGTTGCTGATTATGTAGCAAAAGGCACATCTAGAAGTGAAATTCGTGCAGCACAAAGAAAGAAAGCAGCATTTGCTGCAACAGATAAAGCCAGCAATGAGGCTACGGATTATGTTAATACTATCCTTAAATCGTTTGGACTAATGTAATGGCTACTAAAAAACCTGCTCAAAAAAATACTTTTAATTACTTGGGTGTTCCGGGTTTAACTACTTCTGGTACATTTGATAACTCTTTATATACTCCTGCTACTAAACCTAAAGCCGTACCCACTCCACCACCTTCGCAAGTGGCAGTTAGAAATATGGCTGATGGTCCTATAACAGTTGATTCTGCCGGTGAAAATGTACCACCATTTACAGGTACACCATCTTATACCCCGCCTAATCCGGTTACTCCAATTACTCCATCTACTCCACCCGTTGCAATAGGATCTGTAAATTATTTAGGAGTTCCTGATCTTAATCCAAATGGAACATTTGGACCACCACCCTTACCTATTGATAAGTCAAATCCAGCAGATCGTGATGCCTTTGCATTAATAAAAAGTACTTTAAACTCTTATGGTTTACAAGAACTAGCATCTACAATTGAACAGTTTATGAAAGAAGGCGTACCACCACAAGAAGGTTTACTTAGATTAAAAACAGATACAACTAAAAATCCAGTAACAGGCAAACCATACAATGAACCTTATGTAACTAGATTTGCTGGCAATACAACTCGTCGTGATGCTGGATTAAATGTTTATAGTGAAGGTGAATACCTAGCACTAGAAGATAGTTATTCCCAATCTTTAAAAGCATATGGACAGGCTGATTACTTTGGTAAAACTCCAAGTGAAAAAAGAGCCCAAGCAGCAGCATTTATTGGTGGAGATGTATCAGCCAAAGAGTTTGATGACATTCTTAATACGGTTGTAACTGAAGTAAAGAATAAAGATCCATTTACTAAAGCAGCAATGAAACAACTTTATGGAATTGATGACTCACAGTTAGTTAAATATTTCTTAGATCCTAAGAAGAACTTACCAGAGTTACAACAGCAAGCACAGGCTGCCCAAATTGGTGGTGCTGCATTAATGCAGGGGGCAGATTTAACAATTGGTAACTCTATGAATCTTGCTAAACTTGGAGTAACCCAAGAGCAAGCACAGGTAGGTTATGGCAAGATAGCAGAAGCACTACCTACTGCTCAAAAACTAGGTAACATTTATGGCGAAGAAAAGATTGCATATACACAAGGGACAGCAGAAGAAGAAACATTCCAGAATTTGGCTTCTGCAAAACGTAAACGTATGCAACTAGCAAACAAAGAAATAGGAAGTTTTAGTGCCGACTCTGGTAGAGGCAAGGGTGCTTTCTCTTCACCTATATCAATATAGAATCCTAATGGACCGACCAGCCCCATTAGCGTATAAGACTGGTAGTAAGAGCCAGACCAATTCCCCGATTGGAACCTGTGGCTTGCGACTAACGAATAGAAAGGGTGGGTTGCTATGAGCAACAACTACTGGGATGACGACGAAGACGACCAAGATACCGAAGTTGAGGAACAGATGGATGGAAGTGACTTATTAAAAAAGTTACGGAAAGCCAAGCGTTCTGATGAGAAGCGTATCAAGGAACTTACTGAGCAACTTGAGGGTTTATCCAAGGCGCAGCGTGAGCGTGTAGTCAAAGAAGTCCTAGACAAGAAGGGTGTCAATCCAAAGGCACAGCGTTTAATCCTTAAAGACTTAGATGACATTAGTGAAGAGTCAGTTAATACTTGGCTTGAAGATAATGGCGATTTGTTTGGATTAGCGCGACCAGAGGTAACTCAAGAACAGGAACTTAATCTAGCCGCTTTACGGCAGCAAGATGTAGTTACTCAACTAGGTATGACCCCTGACAAGTCCCAAGATTTAATGAGTAGGGTTATGAATGCGGCTTCCGCAGAAGAACTTACTGCATTAATTCACGGGAATTAACTATCCATAGTAATTCTTAATCACCTCGGAGGTGAACAATGGCAAATGCATATACATCCTCTACTGGCAACCTCGCTGGTACAGCCGGTGGTGCAGGTCTAGTCCAAAAGGCTTATGACCGTCTACTAGATTTTGCGTTGCGTTCAGAACCCCTAATTCGTGCAGTGTCTGATAAAAAGCCTGCAAAGTTAGCAAATCCTGGCTCAACCGTAATCTTACAATTATACGCAGACTTGTCAGAGCAAACTACTGCTCTAACAGAATCAACTGAGCGTGACTCAGTTCAGATTGCTGCTCCTACTTCAGTTACCATTACTCTTGCAGAGTACGGTAACTCAGTCCTTGTTACACGTGCGTTGGAACTCTTCAGCCTTGCTGATGTAGACCCAGCAATCGCTAACATTATCGCTTTCAACCTTGCAGGCTCAATTGATACAGTCGCACAGACTGAACTTCGTGGCGGAACAAATGTTATCTATGGTGGTACACGTACTAACACAGTAACAATTGCTGCTACAGATACCATTACTTCTGCTAACATCCGTAAGGCTGTTGCTAAGTTACGTTCTGGTTTATCAGTACCTCGCAAGGGTTCAATGTACTGGTGTGGTATCCACCCAGAAATTTCACACGATCTTCGTGCAGAAACTGGTGCTGGTGGATGGCGTTTGCCTCACGAGTACAACTCAAATGACAACATTTGGGCTGGAGAAATTGGTTCATATGAAGGAGCCTACTTCGTAGAGTCTGCTCGTATGTTCAATGATACTGATGGTGCTTC